TAAGTTTACCGATATGTGGTATCCAATTTGTCGTGGTGTAACTAAAAATAATTTGAATTAGGGCTTGACACCAAAGGATTCATGTGATATACTTGTAGTAGGAGATGAGTTATGGATAAACCTATAATTTGTTATAAATGTTCAACTTGTGGTTGGCTTATAAATGAAGCGGATTATTTACAATGTAGATATGATTACGGATGCCCTAAAGATAATACATCTTTTACTGAATTTAAAAAAGTAGATATAAATCATGAATAAACATCGAAAAGAATATATGAAGAAATACAGAGAAATTCATAAAGAACAGATTAAAGTATATAGTTTAAAATATAAACAAAGGAATAAAGAAAAATTAAAAAAACAACAAAAACAATTTAAAAAAGGTATGGGGTGGAATAATTATGGGAGAGGTTGGAATGGTAAAAAAGAATGGAATATAGACCATATACGACCTTGTGCGAGCTTTGATTTGAGTAAAGAAAACGAACAGCTTAAATGCTTTAACTATAAGAACTTACAGCCATTATGGGCAAAGGAAAATTTAAATAAAAGTAATAGGATTAAATTATGAATAGAAGAAACTTAATTAGACAAGCTTTGGAAGATTTAGAATTAATAAAACTATGCCAACTTATTGTAGATAAAGAGGTTATAGACCCTATTTATAAAGAAGTAACTGAAGTATTTGAATTAGCTTCTCGTAAAAGAGGACATGTGCCTGGATTTTATCGTATACAAGCAGAATATAATGGAATTTCTAATGAGGAGGAAATATGTTAATTGTAGGTTTAGTGTTTCCAGTTTTATTTTTATTATTTTTACAAAGCCTAACTGATGGAGAATTATAATATTATGGATATTAGACAAACTTTCTCTCCAAGAACACCTTTTCCAATCCCTTGTTGAGAGAATATAAATAAAGGAATTATAATATGAAAGAATATTTACAAAAAGTTATTGATAAATATTTTGGTGAAAATAGAAATTTATACTTCTCTCCTGCGGATTGTATTAATTTAGGTAATCATCATTTATACTATGAAGATAAGGGAGATAGAATAGAATTGTGGTTAGGAACAGACGAAGGAAATGTTCCTTTGAAAGTTTGTTACGATGCAGACACATTAGAAGAATTGATAAAAATGATTATTTATTAAAAATAGAAAGTTAGGGAGAAAGACAGTAAATAGACAGGCAGGTAAACAAAGGGAGGTAGAAAGATGATATTGAAAATAAGAACAGTAGATGAGGGTTGGTGTTATTATCAAATTAATGGAAGAATTAAGCATAGACCTTTAACGCTAGCACAATATGAGAATGGTTGTAAATTTTTAGCATTTGATAGAAGAGAAATAGATTTGCTTTCTCTTAGAAATATAAGAAAAGAAATAAATAGCTATGATGGTGGTTTAAAAGTAATAAGATTTGAACATGCTAAAGCAGATAATAGAGATTATGTTATTTATACTAATTTAACAGTATATTTGCTTAATGATGAAGGAAAAACAATAGAAAGAATTAATTAACAAATTCTCCCTAACTTTACTTAAATAGAAGAATTATAATATAATGGAACTTAATCTTACATTATTAATACTTATAGTAGTAGGTGCAATTTTCTTATTTTTAGCAGGTAATTAAATGAATAGAGAAAGTATTCTTATCTTATTGGTAATAATAGAGTTAGCATTGATTTGGTTCTTTATAAAATATGGTAAAGACTTAGAACGGAATTTTACTTTTAAGAAGAGGTTATAATGGAAAGAAAGAAGAAATGTATTGTTTGTGGGGAACATAAAGAATTATCAGAATTTTATTCTTGTGTAAGGACTATTAAGAAATGGACTTATAGAAGTTATCAATCTGCTTGTAAATTATGTAATGGTATATATAGTAAAAAATACAATGAAAAATATCAGAAAAAAAGAAAAGTATATTTAGATTCTCATCCTTGGGAAAAAACTTATCTTTATATTAAACGAAGATGTTGTTGTAAAGATGGTAAATATTTTAAAAGAGGCATTAAAAATTTTCTTATAAAAGAAGATTTAAAATATTTATGGTTTAGAGATAAAGCTTATTTAATGCAGAAACCAAGTATTGATAGAATTGATTCTGATGGTGATTATATTTTATCTAACTGTAGATATAGAGAGTGGTTAGAGAATTCAAAAGATGTAGATAGAACTAAGTTTTTAGGTGAGAAAAATCCTAATTGGAAAGGTGGTTTTCCTCATTGTCCGATATGTAACAAGCAATTAGCTGATTATAATGCTAAATCTTGTAGAGAGCATATAAAAGAAATTAAATAAAGACCCACTATATATTGTGGTTGAAATTAAAATAAACCACAATATACAGGTATTTAATTTATTTTGCGATTTACCCTTGACACCGAGTAAATCGTGTGGTATACTTATAGTAGAGGGAGAATACTATGTATAACTATGTCTATTTATTAAATATTATAACAGAAAAGTATCGTAACCCTTTTAATCGCCTATAATTAGGCGATTTTTTTATTTAATCTTAAAATAATGTAAGGACTAAAATGGCAGAAAATTCTAATTATAAACCAGAGTTTCAAGGGCTTATCACGAAAGAAAAACACACTGCCGAAAAATTATTTGAAGCATATAGGGATAGGTATAACATTAGTAGTTTCAGCGATTTACAACTTTTGACTACGTTAGTTTTTCGTGAAATTTTACAAATTAGGTATAAAAAGAAAATATCAAGCCTTAATAAAAATCTTGCAGTAAAAGAAGCACAAATTATACCAAGACATTTAATGGATTCTTTAGATAGTAACGAGGAAAAAATACTTATACTTAAAGAAAAATTAAATTTATTTAAAGAAAGGCAGGAAGAAGACCCTTTTAATTATTTAGAAACTTTGAAAAAGAAATTTGAACTTTATAGAAAAGACTATCCAGAAGAGTTTAAAACTACTTGTCCTTTTTGTTCAGAAGTTTTCTTTTTAAATATAAGAACTACTAATTATAAAGAATCTAAATTAAAACTTTATAAGGACAAAGTGCTTTGCAATGAACATTTATGGCATTGTTATAAAGAAAATAAAATTACTAAGACTGATATGGCATCAATACTTAATGTGAGCGCAGATTACGTAGATTGGTTAGAAAGTAAAATATATTATAAAGAAACTAAAACAAATAATGATAGAGAATAATGGAAAGTCTGTTTTTAATAAGTTAATTTAGTTTAAGTTTTATCCTTCCGAATAATTCTCACCGCTTATAAGTTAAATCCCAAAAAATTTAAGGAAATAATTAATGTTATTACAAAAAATAACAGAATCTGAGATTCTATTTATGGAATCGTGGTATAATCCTCGATGTTTAGGAGAATCTCTTTTTGCTGATTTGGATAATTTTGGAAGATTTGATGAAAAGAAATTTAGTTCTATTCGTTTATATCAACTTCCAATGCTATCTGATGAATCAATGATAGATTTTAAAGCAACAGCTAAATATCATAAGCTTTCAAAAAAAGAAACCTTTAAATTAAAAAAGAATGTAGGTGAGTGCTATAATTTTGGAGCTAGATTATATGGCAAAACATTAATTTCACTTACTTTAGATATTGCTTTATCTGCTCTTTATCAAAAAGGATTAAAATCTGCTTTCTTTTCTATAGACGAGAAAAGATTGCGTGGAGTATTAACTTTAGTAGAACAGGCGATGAAATATCATCCAATATATAAAATTTTTGATTTTATTTGTAAATATAAACCAGAGATTAAGTTTCAAAGCAAAAGAAATTATTGGAGTCTTAAAGGTGTAAATATGACTTTAAAAGGAAAATCTCCTGGAGAACAGTTTTATCAACTTCACGTTGAAAAAATGTGGGGAGATGAAGTTTCTTTTGAAACTCCTGAAATTTACAAAAAAAGAAGAGACTCTGGTTCTGAACTTGGAGTAATAAACAGATTAGCAGGAATGACTAATTTTACTAAACAATCACCAGCAGGTAAAACTTTTTATGACCCAAAAAATAAAGAAAAAGTTATAAATTTACCTCGATATGTAAATCCTTTTTGGTCTGGCGAAGATAAAGAAGATGCTCTTGTAGAATTCGGTGGAGAAGGAGCACCTAATTTTAGGGTTTTTGTTGGGGGAGAAGTTATAGAAGATGGGTTATCAGAAATAGATATGGATAGAGTTAAAGATTGTTATCAAAGTAAAAATAGAATAAAGCGATTTGAATTAAAAAAGAAACAATTTGAATATTTTGAGAATTTAATAGTAGTAGAAAGACCAAAAAGTGCAGAACGTATATTTATTTGTGCAGATATAGGAGAATCAGCAGGAACGGATATAACTATATTTTCAGAAAATGGAAATAAATATAATTATATTTATAATATTATTTTATACAATTTTATTAAAGATGAACAGGAAACAGTTTTTAATTGGCTTATTGAAAAATTAGGAGCAGAAGTAATCGCATTTGATTGTGGAGATGCAATGGGGAGAACTTTAGCAGATGATTTTGAAAAGAGATACTCTAAAGATAATGTAGTGAGATACTCAGGTGCTTCTAAAATTAATGTAGGATTTCAAAAAGACGAGAAAGGAAAAGAAATTTTAGTATCTGGAAAACCTGTTTTTCGTCAAGAATATATGTCAGAATGGTCTATGAATAGATTAAAAGTTCTTTTATATGAAACTAGAATAAATATACCTGTAGATTATAAATTACATAATCAATTAGCAAGTATAATATCAACACATTCAGGAACTAGAAAAGTTTATGCTTGTCTTTCGGAAAGCGGAGACCATTTAATAGATAGTTTTAGAGTATTTGCAACAGCTCAATGGCTTAAAAAAGATTTTAATCAAACTCCACAAATGAGACGAGAATGGGGAGTGGGTGAGGTATCATGGAAAAATTAAATAAGGAGAATTTATAATGGCAACTGATTCATCTAATCTATTAATTAATTATGTATTATCGCTCCTACTTAAAAAAATCGTAGTGCCTAGCGACTATCACAATCAAGTTGAAGCAGTAAGAGAAATGCAGTCTGATGATGTTTCAGGTCTCGTAGATTCTTTGACTGATTTTCAAATAAATAGTGCCTCAGTAGATTTTTCTATTGAAACACCAAATGCCGAATATACTCGCATATTAAAGAAATGGTTAGATACTATTAATAAAGATTATAGAGGAAAGCTTCCATCAGGTATACAATTTATAGCAGAACAATATTTTAGAGAAAGATGGAAATACTCTTCTTTTCCTGTATTAAAAATAATGGAATGGAAAACTATGAATGGATTAATACTCCCTACTAGAATGTCTTTTGTAGATGGAGAAAGTATTTATGCTAAAGATAAAGATAAAGAAGATGTTATTAAAATAGATAATTATGATTATTTTATTACTGATAAAACAGACCCTAAAAATAAATTAGAAAATAATTGTTTATTTTCTCGACCTTATGGGCGTTATTTTGATAAATATCCTATACCTTACCTTATTAAAAGAGGTATTTATCATAATTGGAAAATAATACAATCTATAAAAAATAAAGAAACAGAAATTCTTGACCAAATTATACCTTATATATTGTTGATTAAGAAAGGTTTTAAGGGCAATACTATAGATGAAAGTAAATCTTATTCTTCTGAAGAATTAAAAAGTGTAGTTCAGCAATTTCAGGATTTAATGAATACTTTAAAATCTACTAATGTAGACGATAAACAAATTAAATCCCCTGTTAGAGCAACTAATTTTGATGAAGAGATTAAACATTTAATTCCAGATTTAAAATCTATTTTTGAACCAGGGTTATTTGCAGTAGCAGAAAAGAGTATACTCGCTGGTTTAGGGTTTTTAGATATAGCAGAAGGTGTAAGTCAAAGTAGAAAAGAATCTATTTTAAATCCTAAATTATTTATTGCTGAAACTAAAAAAGGTGTAAAAGATTTTAAACAAATAATGAAAGAATTACTTTTATTAATAAGAGATAAAAATGAGATTCATACTAAATATAATAATGTAGAAACTCATGTAATATCTTCGCCTGTTAATGTGTTTATTAGCGACGACTTTAAAGAAAAAATTAGGCAACTTTATGATAGGGGCAGAATATCTTCACAAACTGCTGTAGAAATTATTGCAGAGGTAGATTTTAAAACAGAAGTAATGAGAAGAGAGAAAGAGGAACAAGACGGTATTAGTGAGAAGATGTTCCCAGTAGTAACTAATAATGTTGAAGGTAAAGGTTTTGATTTACCTAACGAAGAACCAGCAACACAAGATAAAAACGATAAAGAACTGCCTGATGATAAAGTAGATGAAACAGAAAAACAAGAATATAATTTAGGAAAGAAAAAATTAGTAGGTGCTCCTTACTCAACTATTCAAAGTTTACCGAGTTATATAAAGAAAAAATATGATAAAGCTTCTCAAAATAAGTGGCTCAAAATTTGGAATTCGGCTTATAAATATATGTTAAAAAAGACAGGTAACGCAATTAAAGCGGAGGCATATGCTTTCAGAACTGCTAATGCTAAAATGAGATTAAAAGTTAAAAGTAAGGAAAATGAATAATGAAAAATAGAAATAAGAGAATTAGACAGATTTTAACTAAAAAATTTAATAGAAAAAGAATAAAAAATCTTTTAACTAAAGCATTTCTTATGAAAGAATATATAGATAATCAAAAATCTTGTTTTAAAATTGCTAGAGAAATTAAGGTTTGTCATGCAACTGTAGAAAATTATTTACATAAATTTAAAATTAAAACTCGAACTAATAAAGAAGCTCATACTGGAAAATTAAATTTTATGTATGGCAAGCGATTTTTTGGTGAAGATAATCCTAATTTTCAAAATGGAGGCGTAACAGGTAAAGTTTATTACTGCATAGATTGTGGAACACCAGTTACTTTTATGTCTACTATTAAAGGGCATGGAAGATGCAAATCATGTGCTCATAAAGGAAAATTAAGTTTTACTTTTGGCAAACATGCTTATCATGGTAAAGGAAAAAAGTATAAAGGTATTTTTATGAGGTCTACTTGGGAAAGAAAGTTTGCTTTCTTTTTAGATTGCAGTGGAATTAAATGGGAATATGAATCTAAAAGGTTTTATTTTGAAGATTGCACATATTGTCCTGATTTTTATATACCAAAATGGGATTTGTATATAGAAATTAAGGGATGGTGGAGACCAAATACAAGGAAAAGATTTGACTTATTTAAAAAGAATTATCCAGATAAAAGTATAAAAGTATTAATGCAGAAAGAATTACAAGAGATAGGACTTCAAGTATAGGAGGATTACAATGGAAAGAGGAATAACAAACAAAGATGCTCAGGATTTTTTACAAGATGTTAAAGATAATGGTAAAGTAGAAATCTTACATGAAGGTAGTAAAGAGGTTAATGATTTAATTCAATCAGCTAAAAAGAGAGGTATACTTATTGAAGGTAGTAAAGACCTCGGCGTTTTGAAGACTATATATTTATTTGCAGATGTGCCCAATAGTAATAAGGCTATTGTGCCCTCTAAAGAATTTAAAAAAATCTTTCCACAGATAATCGGCAAGCCAATGAACCTTGACCACAACCGTAAAGAAATTATCGGTTTCTATATTGACTATAAATACATACTTAAAGAAAATAAAGCGATTGCCTATGCGGTTTTCTTCAAATCGAATTATCCTATGCTTTGGGAAAAAGCGAAAGATTTCCAGAAAAAAGGAAAGTTGAGTTCTAGTTTTGAGTTATGGAGCGATAATAATAAAACAGAATATTTGACAAACGGAGATTATAAATTAAGAGATATTTCCATTGCAGGTGGGGCATTAATTCTAGAAGAATACGGTAATAAACCCGCTTTTAAAAATGCGAAGGTTCTTTCTATGTCTAAAAAAGTAAATCTTAAAGAATGTATAGGTGCAAAATGCCTTGTAACAGCATCAAAATATAAACAGGAGGATATTATCGTGGCAGGAGACTATTTTAAGGATTCAGTAAAAGAGAATAAGAAACAGTTAGAAGAGGAAACAAGGCTTAAAGAAGAAAAGACAAAAGAAGAAGTTAAGCCTGAAGTTAAGAAAGAAGAGGTTAAAACCGAAGAGTCTCCTAAAGTTGAAGATAAAAAAGAAGTAAAAACTGAACCCAAGATAGAAAAAATAGAAGATAAACCTAAAGAAGAAGTTAAAGAAGAGAAAAAGGTCGAAGAACCTAAAGTTGAGAAAAAAGAAGAAGACAAACCTGCTATTCCTAAACTTAAATGCTCTAATTGCGAAATAGAGTTTGATTATACAGGTATAGACGCTACTACAAAATGCCCTAAATGTTTTGCTATAATTGATAAAGCAGGTAAAATGATTTACCCCCCTCAGATAAAGGACTTTAAAATAGCATGCCCTACTTGTAAAACAAATAATTGGTTAATTTTAGCAAGAGATGATGAAACAATAAAAACAAGATGTCTATCTTGTTCTAAAGAATTTAATATGGGGTTTGAGGTAAAGAAAGAAAAGATAGCTGATAGAATTAATTTTTTATATAGTTCCTATGTTAGATGCCCTCAATGTTCAAATTCAGTTCCATATGCAGGAGTATCTAGTATAGAGGAAGCAAGTGTAAAATGTGGTAAATGTGGATTACAATTTGCTTTTAATATTAAGAAATCGGCTATGAATAAGAAGATTTCTAAAATAGAAGAGATAGTTCCAAAAGAAATAAAGAAGTCTTCAGAGCAAGGAGGAAAACAAACGATGGAGTTAAAACCAGATGCTAAGAAAGTAGAGGCAACTACGCCCAAAGATTTAGGAGAATCTAAGGAAGTTGCTAAAGAAGTAAAAGTTGTAGAAAAAGTTGAAGTTAAAGAGCAACCAAAAACAGAAGAGATTCCTAAAGCAAAGGTCGAAGAGCCTAAAGTTGAGGAAACTCCAAAGAAAGCGGAAGCTCCTAAAACTGAAGAGAAACAAGGCAATGATTTAGTATTTTCGATGAAAGATAAAGTAGAAGAAGTGGTTATTGATGCAGATACTGATACTACAGATAATGCAGAGGTTACTATTTCAGAAATAGCAAAAGAGGCTGTAGCAGAAGCTTCTATAGAAAAAGTAGCACCTATAGATAAATATGCTAAATCAAAAACACTTCGTAAAGCAGTAGATAAGATTAAAGATGTTGAAATAGCATTAACTGAAGCTAATGATGAATCAGCTTTAAGAAAATCAGCTATTAAGAAATT